AACAAGGACGGAGTAACCGTCCAGAGCCGCAAACGAAACCGCGCTGCGGGAGGCGCATTGAGTAAGGGTAAGCTGAAGAAATAACAAATCAAAGGAGAACTTACGTGCAGATCGTCAACAACAAGGCGCTTCTTCTAAACCTGCAAAACCCCGGAAAAGTAACCAATACAATCGCTAAGAGTAAGATCGTTGGCGGCAACAAGGTACTGGTTAATTGGGGTGTAGAGGAAGCTATAACTCTGAAAAGTCTAAACATAGATGCGCCGTCCCCCATCGAAGGTAAGTATGGGTGGCCGGGGAAGTACGCCCCATTCAACCATCAGAAGTCTACGGCTGCGTTCCTTACAAAACATCGTAAGGCGTTCTGTTTCAACGAGCAGGGTACAGGTAAAACTGCTAGTGCTATTTGGGCGTCTGACTTCCTGCTTGAGCAGGGGGCGGTGAACCGTGTGCTTATTATATGTCCGCTGTCGATCATGGATTCGGCTTGGAGAGCAGACCTGTTTACGTTTGCTATGCACAGAAGTGTGGATATAGCATACGGCTCTCCTGACAAACGCCGTAAGATCCTAGCTAGTGGTTCTGATTACGTAGTAATCAATTATGACGGGGTGGAAATCATAGCCGATGATATCGCGGCAGGGGGTTTCGATCTTATCATTGTGGACGAAGCTACCCACTACAAGAACGCGCAGACTAAACGCTGGAAAGCCCTCAACAAGTTAGTCGGGGAGGACACTTGGCTTTGGATGATGACCGGCACACCGGCAGCGCAAAGTCCCCTTGATGCGTATGGCCTAGCTAAACTCGTCAACCCACGCGGCGTCCCCCGTTTCTTCGGGTCGTTCCGCGATCAAGTTATGTACAAGATTACCCGCTTCAAGTGGGGCGTCAAGGACAGCGCCACAGAGACCGTGTTCAATGCCCTGCGACCGGCCATTAGATTTACGAAGGAGGAGTGCCTAGACCTACCGCCTATGGTGTACACCAAACGTAAGGTCGAACTGACTCCACAGCAGCGTAAATACTACAAACAACTTAAGGACCGGATGGTCATGCAAGCGGCTGGTGAGGAAGTCACCGCCGTCAACGCAGCCGTAAACATGAACAAGCTGCTACAGATATCGGCTGGTGCGGTTTACACCGACCACGGAGATGCTTTGGAGTTCGATATCAAGAACCGATATAAGGTTCTAATGGAGGCCATACAAGAGGCCAGCAGTAAGGTTTTGGTGTTTGTCCCCTTCCGTCACGCCATAGGCATACTATCGGAGAAGTTGGCGTCAGACGGCGTTTCCAACGAGGTAATCCAAGGCTCCGTGCCGGTTACTAAACGCACTGACATCTTTAAGCGTTTCCAAGAACAGGACAACCCGAAGGTTTTGGTTATCCAACCCGCTGCCGCATCACACGGTGTTACGTTAACAGCCGCCGATACAGTAGTCTGGTGGGCACCTACAAGTTCATTGGAAACCTACTCCCAAGCCAACGCCCGAGTCCACCGTTCGGGCCAGAAGAACAAATGTACTGTGGTGCAGCTTCATGGTTCGCCCGTAGAGCAACACGTTTATAGGTTATTGGACGACAGAATTGACGTTCATTCAAAAATTATAGACCTATATAACGAATTGCTTGACTAAGCCCTCGTACTCCATTATATTCCACGACCTACAACAAAAAAGGAGAACCTTTAAGTGGAAGACAGAGACCGTTTGGGTAAGCTAACGAAGGCTTATATAAATATCCGCGCTCGGCGCACGGAGATTGCCGCTGAGTTCAAGAAAGAAGATGACGGACTAAAGGAGCAGCAGGACAAGATCAAAGCTACCCTCCTAGAGTTCTGCAAGGAAAATAACATCGACAGCGTTAGGACTGAGGCTGGTGTGTTCTACCGAAGCCAGAAGCGCCGCTACTGGACTAGCGATTGGGAGTCGATGCACAAGTTTATCCTTGAACACGAAGCACCAGAGTTCCTTGAGAAACGTCTCAACCAGACCGCTGTTAAGGAGTTCTTAGAAGAGAACCCGGATATCCTACCTCCGGGCCTCAACGTCCAATCTGAATACACAATATCTATCAGGAGTAAGTGATGAGTACTGAATACGTCCCCATTGACGACGTTGCAAAGTGTTTGCACGTCTCGCCAGCCACAGTCCGTGGTTGGGTGCGGAAGGGGGAAATTCCGCCAAGCACCTACATCAAGGTGGGAACTACCTACCGCTTCAACGTAGATGCAGTAGTTGAGGCTCTACGTGGGCCGGAAGAAACCGAGGTAGAAGTTACCTACGTGGAAGCCGACAACGTAGGAAGTGACACTACAAACGATAACAACTTAGACAAAGACATTTAGGAGAACAAACTATGTCTGAACTATCTATCTTTGAGGGCAACTCCCTCGTGTCCAGTGACCTGTTCAAGTCATTGCAGAACGCTGGTAACAACCTACTTGGGGGTTCCGGCGGAGGTATGCGCCGTATTAGCGTTCGCGGTAAACGGTTCCGCGAACTTGTTGGTAGCGAGGAAATGCGTGTTAGCAAATCCGACAGCATGAATGTTGTCATCGTTAACGCAGCACAGCTTTCGCGTACCTACTATGAGGGTTCTTACAGCCCTGATAAACCGTCTGCTCCGCACTGCTGGTCGTCGGATACCAACGTGCCGTCACCTGATGTGCCAGAAGATCAACGTATGTCCCCCCGCTGCATGGACTGCCCGATGAACATTAAAGGGTCTGGGCAGGGTGAAAGCCGTGCTTGCCGGTTCCAGCAGCGTGTTGCAGTGGCACTGGAAGGCCAGTTGGATAAGGTCTATCAGTTACAGCTTCCGGCAACCAGCGTGTTCGGTTCGGTTGAGGACGGTAAGATGCCAATGCAAGCATACGCACGGTTCCTAAACGCCAACAATACCCCTCCGATTGCAGTCGTTACAGAGATGTACTTTGATGACGACAGCGATGTACCGAAGCTGTTTTTCAAGCCTGTTCGACCGCTTACTGAGGAAGAACTTCGACAGGCCGCTGCACTTCTGGAGCATCCCGATACGGAACGGGCTATCACCTTTACGGTGGCGAAGCCCAAGGAAGACGCCGATGTTAGTGCGGCACTAACAAAGCCAGAGCCAAAGAAGGCTGAGAAAGCCGAGGTTGAAGTGGACGAGGACGAAGGCGACGAGCCGGAAGAGCCTAAGAAGGTTGCCAAAAAGTCGGATACCACTTCGGGCGATACAGACCCTGAGTTGGATGCTATAGTGGACGCTTGGGACGACTAATCTAAAGCTATAGCACCGCCGCGACCGTTTCGTTGGGGAGGCGGTCGCGGCACCTTCTCGGGAGATTATAATGGAACCAAGAGTGTTCTTAGAGAAGGCGCTATCGGAGAACGGTTACTACTGTGTATTTGCTGCAAAAAGCGTAGAAAACAAACGAACACAGAAGTTCTATACTTCGGTAAGCGCCGTAATAGATTCGGCACAAGAGTTAGATGCGCGAGGATTCGATGCTTATTTCGCACTCGCTACCTTTGAAGAGGAAGGCTCGCGCAAAGTATCCAACGTAAAACAACTTAAGTCGTTCTTTCTTGATCTGGACTGTGGGCCAAGCAAGGACTACCCAAGCCAGAGTGAGGCGCTTGACGCGCTGCGAATGTTCTGCACGGCTACCAACCTGCCGAAGCCGTTCATGCTGAACTCTGGTCGTGGAGTACATGCTTATTGGTTCCTTGACGAGCCGATAAGTTACGACGACTGGTTGCCTGTCGCTGAAAAGCTCAAGGCTTTATGTGTTACGCATAACTTATTAGCAGACCCCGCCGTAACGTCTGACGCCGCTCGCGTACTTCGTATTCCCGGCACCCATAACCACAAGGACAGCCCACCATCACTGGTGCGGCAGTTTGGTATGAGTGTGCCGGAGCCGGTTAGCCTTGAGGTGTTCTCCAATACCCTTGGCATGGACATGATGCCGCCACCTAGAAAGTATATCCCCGCCGGGGCGAACGCGGTTATGGATATGCTTATGGGTAACAAGACCAGCGTGTTCCTAGACATCTTAAATAAAACACGCCGTGGCGCAGGATGCGCCCAGCTTGCTGCGATCATGAAGAAACAGGCAGAGGTGTCTGAGCCGCTGTGGAGAGCGGGGCTGTCTATCGCCAAGTTCTGTGAGGATGGCGACAAGGCGGCGCACCTCATGTCGAAGAACCACCCGCAATATACCCCAATCGAGACCGTGAAGAAGATGGACTTGATTAAGGGGCCGTATCGTTGCGCCACCTTTGACGAATACGCGCCGGATATATGCACTGGATGTCCACACTGGGGTAAAATTAAATCACCGATTTCGTTGGGGCAGAAGGTACTTGAGGCTACGGAAGAAGTTGTCGTAGAGGCTCCTTCGGCCACCCTCCCAAACGCCCCCCTAAAATCTTACACTATACCAACGTATCCGACTCCGTACTTCCGTGGCGCTAATGGTGGTGTGTACTCACGCAAGACCCTGCCGGACGGTACGGTGGATGAGATACCCGTTTACCATAATGACCTATATGTAGTACGACGTATCAGCGATCCCGAGGTTGGTGAGTCGATACTTATGCGGCTGCACCTACCGAAGGACGGTGTTCGCGAGTTTACAATTCCGCTCACTTCGGTAACGTCAAGGGATGAGTTCCGTAAGCAGATGTCTATGCAGGGTGTCGCTGTGCCACGGGTAGAGGAATTGATGAAATACACATTAGATTGGGTGAATGAGTTGCAATCAAAAG